GGCATTACATCTGGACGAATACCAAAAGTACCATTGGCACTACTGCCCCAACTGCGGCGCTTTGATGCGGGAGGACGAGCATGAGACTAGTTGATGCGGATAATGCACGAGAGTGCTTTGGTGATGATGGGGTGACTGGATCCGTCATGCAGCGGATGTTTGATGAGTTGCCGACGGTTGACCCTGTTCACGCTGCCGGCGGGTGCTATTGTTGGGAATGCAAGTACAAAGATGAATGTATTCGCCGCATTGAATTTATTGGGAGAAATTTTGTGCTTGAGCAAAACACCTACGAATATCATCCATTGAGTTTCTGCTCCTACGGCCAGCGAAAGGAGGCCGACCATGAAGTTTCGGAACCCTGAGACGGGGGAAGTATTTGAAGCTCATTGTGACACGTGTGGGGCAGGAAGCTCTGGCTGTAAGCTGGTTTGGAAAAATGTCTCATGCGGACGACTAAAAGAAAATCCCCACGAAGCCGCCCGCCTGATGGGGTTCGAGGTGGTGGAGGATGATATGCCGGAGGCGGCAAAACATAAGGAAACCAACGCCATAGAAGGTATGTGCTGCGACTGTGCTCACGGCGGCCCCTGCTGCTCCTGGGACGAGAACGAGGGCTGTCAGTGCCGGAAAAAGGACGGAAGCTGCTGGGTGCCATACACAAAGGGGGAGGCCAACCTGGACGAAGCCATCGAAAAGTACCTGAAAATCAAGGAGGATGCCAACATGGACAAGCCGAGAATTTGCGAGGTGCTTGGGGTTGAACCAGAAGAAAAGTTTGAAATTAGAGGGAACACGTTAGGGCGATTTCGTATCAATAAATATGGGACATTCCAGATTGAAATATCAAATGACTGCTGGGGATTCTCCACTGTGGAATGTCTTAACAATCTCATAAATCATCCAGAAAACATCGCCCGCAAGCCCCGCTGGACGGAGCAGGAGGTGGAGAGGGCGAAGGCTATCAAGATGATATATCCCAATGCGTATCGCCTAGAAAGTAGTGATGTGTTTGTGCAAGTATGGGGTAAAGAAGAAATTCTTTTGGCTCACGTAGAGGTTGACCTGTTCCCCTCCCTCCGACCCGGCCAGCCCGTCGAGCTGGACGAAATCATCGGAGGTGCCCAATGACCAGAGAAATACTTTTCAAAGCCAAGCGGCTGGATAATGGCGAGTGGGTGAAAGGAAGCTTGATTTCGTTTGCAGATGGAGGGCGATCGATTTTACCATCTGAGAGTGCTGTGCTTTACAAGAAGGGCGAGTCTCTTTTTTCTACTGTAAATTGCCTTGAGGTCGACCCTTCCACGCTCTGCCAGTACACCGGCCTGACCGACAAGAACGGGAAGAAAGTGTTTGTTGGGGACATTGTAAAATGCAGCCGTGGTTGCACCCATGAGGTGGTATGGGTTCAGGAACACGGCGGAACCTTTATCGGAGGAATGCCAGCAATCTATCTATCTGACTTGATGCCAGGATACGCATGGACTGGTGAGGAAGAAATCATCGGCTCCATCCACGACGGGGAGGGCGGACAGAATGAGTGAGTGGATTAGCGTCAAGGAGAGACTGCCGCAAGCAACGGGGAAATATTTGTGCGCAGTAAAAGATAAAAGAGGGAATCTATGGACGATTGCCAGCGATTGGAGCCTTGAAATGAAATCATGGTTTGGCGATTATGGGGAAATCAAAAACATAGTCACCCACTGGATGCCACTCCCCGACCCGCCAAAGGAGGGATAGCCCTTGAACCGTGCAGAGCAGGAGGCCCTTATTATCAAATATCGCTATCTGGTACGCTCCGTGGCCTATTCTGTCTCCAATGAGGCAGCTAAAGACGAAGACGCCCTACAAAATGGTCTGATCGGTTTATGGGAAGCAACCAAAAAGTGGGACGGAAACCGTCCCTTTGAGCCTCTGGCCCGCCGCTGCATCCGCTGCAACATTATTGATTACATACGCTCGATACACCCGGATGACTCGTTGGAGGAGGACATTCCATCCGAGGAGAACATTGCAGCTCTCCAATCCTATGAGGACCAGGACTTTCTTGCTCTGGTTTATAAATTGTTCCCCCGCCGAAGCCGGGAGCGAAGGGTGCTGCTGGCTCTGATGCGCGGAGAATCCAAGCCAGTTATCGCCGCCAAGCTAGGGTGTTCTCGTCAAACCGTCTACAATATCAGTCGGGCCGCCTGGCAAAAACTACAGGTCGAAGCCGAACAAGAAGCGCAGGGGCGTTGACCCCTGCGCTTTCTTTATAGCCTGTATTGGTCGAGCATGACCCTTATGTGGGCCACATCATCCACCATTTTCTCGTGCTATCAGCCCCAGTTCGCCTTCTGGATTGCCAGCTTCATTTCTGAGGTCAGAAACGCTCCTGGAACCGCACGCGGGCCATTGACATGCCTTTACCCCATTCCAAGCCTGGCCAAGAGGAATCCAACCACTCCGGTGATGATGGCCGTGATCACTGTCTCCCAGCGCTTGTTCGGCTTCTCTTTCAGGGCGTTTATATCAGCGGACATGGTGGCAAGCTGTGCAATGATTTGGCTGTACTGGGTGGTAACAGCCGTCATACCACGCTCCAAGGCCCCAAGGCGGTTGTAGATCTTCTCGTGAGAGCGTGAGCGCTCCTTCTTCTCGTCCTCCAGCGTCCTCTCCAGTGCCTTGATGCGGACGAGGGAAGCGCAGTCCGTCCCGCTGCACTCGTGCTCCGACATCGGTCACGCCCCCTTCCCCTGTGCCCGCTCGGCCTGTGTTCCGAAGTAGAACGCAATGATAACGGTGAACACGGTAAGGAACTGGTCGATGCCCACCATCCCACTGGCGGAAAGATAAGCAAATACCACCGTCAGAATAAGGGTAACGATGGACTTCACGGTCAGCAGTCTGGACAGTCGTTCTTTCATGGTAAGTACCTTCCTTTCTAATTCTTGCTCATAAGGCTCCAGAAATAGTTTGCCTGGGCCGCAGTCATACCGGCCCTTTGCAATGCTGTCAGCTTTTCCTCCTTCTTTCCGTCTCCGGAATAGATAGCATAATATCGTTGGTAGTCCTCAACACTCAGGCCCCAGTCTCGTGCCCGCTCCCATTTCCGGCGCCCTGCATCCGATACCTGTTCCACGGCATAGAGCACATCCTTTTCCTCCTGGCTCAAGCCACTGGTTTCAATGGCGGCGATGGTCTCAGCCTGGTTCGTCCTTCCACTTCCGTCCGTATCCTTTTCCTGGACGGCCCAGTGCAGATAGTCCTGTGCCGGCATACCGGCCTGATATGCCTCCCGCACCTTCTTTCCGCTGAGGAGAGAGCCCCCATACTGCCCACGCAGCAGAAGATATTCCGATGTCGAAATGCCAAATTCTTTCTTTGCGTTCTGGGCCTCCGCTACCCAATCTTCCGGCTGATAATCACTGACCGCAGCCTTCCCTAGCATATCGGCGTAGTTATACACGCTGCTCACCGCCTGGGTCTTCTCCTCGTCTCCAAGGCTTCGGTACAGGCTGCTGTCCAGCAATTCCTCCAGAAGCTTAAACTGTGTCTGCCCTCGCTTCGTGGCATATTCCACATATTGCTCCCCGGTCAGATCCACCCGCTCGCCGTCCACCGTGATGTACTTCTGCGGCCGATCCGGCACCACGCCGCCGTCTCCGGTCTGGTTGTAGAGCCGTTGAATCTCTTTGTCTACGTCCGTCACCTGCATACTAGAGGTATAGGCCGGATTCAGGAAGTTGTCCATCGCCCGCATGGGCAGCGTCCCGCTCTTCTCCTCTCTCCCCCATGCGTCGATATAGGGCACTTGCTGGTAGTCCCAGCCTGGAATCCGGGCGCTGGCCCGCCCGATGGCGTACTGGATATCGGTGGGCAGCCGCAGGTTCTTGTCGGTGTAGGTGGTCATGCGCACGTCCTCGGCGGAGCGCTCAATCTGTCCGCCAAAGGTGGGGATTGGCTGCGTGAAGTAGCTGACCAGCGCGGAGGAGACCAACGCCCCCAGCTTGTTCTCCGAGAAGGAAACACTGTCAATTACATCGTTGAGGGACTGGAGCATGGACAGCTCCAGCATGGGGTCGGAGATGGACTTCAGGGCGGTGGAAATGCCCTCCGCCGTGTTTCCCCCCTGTCCCATGGAGTCTATCAGCTCCACGCCCATGAAGAAGGGCAGGGCCTCCGGGGCCAGCCAGTCCAGCGTGACATTCCCGCCGCCGGGCAGGTTCAGCGCGTAATTCTGTACGCCCGTCAGGTCGTTGATGGCGTCCTGCCCCTCGTCGTCCCCGCCGCCGCTGGTGACAATCCCCTGGGCGAACAGGTACGCGCCCAGCGCCATGAGCCCCGAGCCGGTGAGTCCGGAGGCGATGTGGTCGATGGCCTCCGCTCCCGTCATCCTGCCGCGCTTTACCTGTATCAGATCGTAGGTCAGGGCCTTTGCCAGCCCGGCCGGGCTGTACTCCATGCCCCGCACCAGGATATTGGCCGGGGTGCGCTTGAAGGGCAGGACGGCCTCACCGGCGGGCCCTAGGTCGCGGGCGATCTGCACCACCTTATCCGATACCATATTCCGATCCTGATAGGTGGCCTTCAGTGCCTCCCGCCCCGCGTAGTCCCGCGCCCGGCTGAGAATCTGCGCGTCCACCGTGTTGTTCCGCATCTGCTCCGCTGTCACGCCGTTGGATTGGAGATAGCCGGCCAAAGCGTCGGCGTAGGTGATGCGCTTGAAAATGGCGTCCTCAAACTCCAGCGCGGCGGAGTTCCCTTTCCGGGCCGCCTCCAGCGGCAGTGTCTTGAAAATCCTCCGGCGGCTGTTGATGTCGCTCCTGATGTCGTCATACTTATTCCCGGAAAGCACGTCCTGCACATTTGTCCAGTCCGCCCACGCCGCCTTGTAGAGCGCCGGGTTGGCCGCGAACGATTTGGTGCGCTCCAGCTTTCCACCGCTGGCCTTGGAGACTCCCGCCTCGATGGCCGCCGCCACCCGGTCTTTTGTCCAGCGCAGCGGCTGAAATCCGACGTTGCCTACGATGTTTCGGATATGCGTCCTGGGGTTAAAGAGCATTGCCATGTACCGCCAGGCGTTCCACTTGTCCTGCCATGTGGCGGGCACCTGGGCAGCCACGTTATCCTTGATTTTATCCAGCACTGCGTCCCGGCCCGTCTGGTCGGTCTGCTGGTTGAACTCCTCAATCAACGCCGGGTCGATGGTGATCTCCAGATCCTTATAGTTTTTCTGGATGGTCTTTTCCAGCTCAATTACCACGTGCTGGGCGGCGTAGAGCTGGTCACTGGGGGCCAGCTTGCGCAGGATGGAGGCCGCCTGTACCGCCTGCCCGGCGGTGGTCTCCATCTGCGCGTAGAGGGAAAGCAGCTCCGCCGTGGCCTTCCCGTCTCCCGCGTTGGCTGCATTGACCAGAAGCTGCTGCCCCAGGGTGGCAATGTCCTTGGAAACCAAGCCCTTGCGCACCTGGGTGGAGAACTCCTCCAACGCCCGCTGATAGCCCTTCTCCTCAATGGTTCTCACGGCCCGGTCGATGGAGGTCCTGTCACTCACTCGGTCATAGGACAGCTCCCCGCGCAGCACCATGTTCTGAATGTCGCCCACCGCCTCGTCGGGAATAGCCTTTGCCCCCATGGCGGTGGAGGCGGTCTTGCGGATGGGCCGCCCCTGCGGGTCGGTGGTGGGCACGTCCACCGGGCGGGCCACGTTGGCCCCTTCGGGGAAGAACTCGCTCTTGGTGCCCTGGAACTCCGACCAGGGGTCGAAGCCCTTCCGAGCCGCGCCGACGGAACTCTCCGGGCCTGTCTCAAAGGCAGGCCCAGGCCCCTCCCTGGGCGGATCCTGTGTTTCACCGCGATCGCCCTGCTGTAGGTTGACATCCTGCCCGGCTGGGGGTATACTGTTTCTAGCGAGGACATCATCAGCCATCGCCTGGGGCACTGGACGCCCTTTGGAAAGAAGCTGATAAATGTCCTCGTTATTTTTTGTATACAACACATTTTCGCCATTATTACCAATGATTCTTTGGATATAATCCGCCCCAAATGCAGATGCAACATCGTTTTGAACATCAATTGCACCCTGTGCATTTAGGTGGATCGGAATAATAACAGGTTTTCCGTCCAAATCGTTCCATTCTGTAAGAACGATCTTACTCGCAAGACCTCTCGAATTGCTTTGCGGGTTCTCTATAATTGCAATGGGGTCTGCAAGTTGATAAGGGAGATTTTTAAGCGCTGATAGCCCAAGATTATGCTTTCCACCCATATATCCGGATGGATATGCAATTTTCCTTGCGACGCTTTGCCGCATGTGCAGATCAAGCGCAGGCGCTCCATACTCAGCGAGAATGGATGGCGTCTGCCCGAGCACGATATCGGCGCCAGTAGGAAGCGTGCCCATAAAAACGCCGTCGATTGCAGATTGATACCGGCGTATATTATCTATTGAAACAAGAGGTTCCACATCTGCATTTTTCTGCCCAGCTCCAGGAAGTTCCGCCCGGATAACCTGCTCGCCCGGCATGCGGTTATCCGCCTGCTGATAGGCGGGGGAACCGGGCAGGAAGAGGCCACTTTTGGACTCTTCGACCGTCGGTAAGGTAACGGCCAGCGGATTTCCGCTGGAATACCGGGCCATGTTCTGACCCGCCTGGAGATTGGCGGTGGCTCTCTGGGCAATGTCCTCGTTGCTCCCGATAGCCCTCCGGGTGGTTCTGATGTCGGACGCCGCATTAGAAATCGCCCCCGGCAGCTCTAGGCCGCCCTGGAGCACTCCGGCGGCCACCGCGCCCATGATGGCACTCTGCGCAATCTCCTCCGGTGTGGCGTTGGGGGCGTCCGGGTCATAAATGGCCCGCTGCAAATAAGGGGTGAGAACGGTGGAAAGCGCCTCCTCGCCGCCCTCGCCTGCGATATCCAGGGCCCGGCTGACCAGGGGGCTGGCCTTGACTGCCTCGGCAATCTTCCCCACCTTTCCGCCGCCCAGGCCGGGAATGCCGCCCGCGATGCCCTCAATGGCGGTCTCCAGGGCCCCAGAGGCCGCGCCAAAGGCCAGCGCCCGCCCGGTGTCCGCCCCCTCCGCTTTGGCCTGGCTGGCCGCATTGCCCGCCGCCTGGATGCCGAACAGCGCCCGGCCCACGTTCTCCCCGCTGGAAAGCGCCTGGGCCGCGTTGAGCCCCTTCCCTGCTGCGGACACGACCTTGGACGCGCCGATGCCGGGCAGCATCTGCACCACGGTCTGCCCGATACCCGTCACGTTCTGCGCGCCCTGGCTGGGGTTGTACTTCTCCGCCAGTTTCTGCTCCAGGTCTTGCGTTATACTGTTATCTAAAAAAGCATCTGCGTTTCGGCCGGCCCACTCTGATACCGGGTTGGGAGCCAGGCCACCAAGAGAACTGATCCCCTGCACTCCCTTATAGAAGCCGCTGCCGATGAAGTCTGTAACCCCTTCCGCCGCCCCTAAAAGAGCGGTACCAGCCCGTCCCCATGCGTATGGACTAATGAGTTCATCCGCAGAAGACGGCAAAATACTGAGACCTTCAAAAAATCCACTCTTGGCTGGGGTGGTCAGGGGGTTGGTTTTCTGCTTAACTGTCGGAAGTGTGACCTTCTTTCCCTTGCTCTCCGGCAAAGAGGAGGGAGCTGTGGTTTTACTGATACGTGGAGACGGGGCAGCGCTCTGTGATACACTCTGCTGCAAGGTGTTAAAAACCGTCTGCGTTGTCGGCCGCTTTTTCCCAAGCGGGTCAACATTGATTGCGCTCCCTGTTACCTTGGATTGCAGCTCTGACAGCTTCGCCATAAGGGCACCTCTAAATCAAGGACTGAATATTACCGAAACTGGGCCGGGAAGGGACTGTCGAAGTGGTTCCGCGCCGGAATTTGATCAGCCCGGTAGCAGGATCTTGATATGCTTCCACCTGTCCACTATCCACCATCTGCTCCAGGTAGGCCCTGCTGACCGGCCCATAGCCGAGCGCCGTCACGCTGGACATGTCGATTCCACTCCATTCTGAATTGTTCCCCTGCACCTGGCTGCCACCAACCGAACCTCCTGCGTTAGAGGTTGGGGCGGATACGTTCTCGACGGTGCCACTGCCGGTAGTTCCTCCAGTACCTCTCCCGGCATTTCCGCTCCGGCCTCCCGCGGCCGTGAGGGACGCCTGGAGCGAAAGCTGATTGATATACGCCTGTGCATCCGCCGCCGTAATGCCCATGGCGTCCAGCATCTCCTGAGAGGGCATAAGCCCCATCTCAAGAAAGGCGTTTCCGTACTGGGCCATCTGCTGGCGCTCGGCCAGAGCTGAACTGGCTGCATCCTGCTGCTGCTGATATTGGAGCTGCTGATTCTGGAGATCCATCTGATACTGCTGCATCAGAGCCTCCATGTTTGCCTGCTGGACACGCACCTTTTCCTGATACAAGGCCGCCGCCAGAGCGGCATCGCCGTTGGCCTCCGCCTCCGCGATGGCGTTGTTGTACTCCACCTCGGCGTTCGCCATCTGCTGTTCCAGGTCTGCGTAGGTCTGCGCTTCCGCTGTGCTCAGTTCGTTCAGGTTATTCTGCAAGGCTACGTTGCGGGCCAGCTCGGCCTGGCCGCCCGCGCCGGAGTTCAAACCAGCCGCCGCCGCATACTCATTGAAGTTACGAGCTGCCAGCTCACTGGCCCCTGCCGCCTGGTTCCGGGCGTTCTGATACCGGGTGTCCACACCCTCCCCCGCCCGGTTGATTGCATTGACGTTCTGCTGGTAGGCGTTGTTAATCTGCGCCAAAGCGGCCCGCTTCTGCGCCGCATACATCTCCTCCAGATAGTTGGAATAGTCCTCAACTTGAGGAAGCTGCGGCGTTGTCAATCCACCCGCGCTGCCGCTCCAAGTACCTGTAACCGGGTCAAAGCTGACGTTCCCCCCGTTCTGGTTCAACAGGCCGGACAAATACTTGTTTTCCTCCTCCAGCCGCTTCTTTTCCTCGTCGCTGGCCCCCCACCAGGCATTTGAGTTTTGATTCATCTGGTCTTTAATCTGCTGCTGGATTCCGGTGTTTACTCCTACCCCGGAGGCGCTGTTCCCCTTTCCCGAGCTCCCCCCGCCTGAACTTCCTTTCCCGGAGGAAGAACTTCCCTTGGAGCCGCTGGAGCCACCCGTGGTTGTCCACTTGCCAGTACCGGGATTGAAGGTGGAGCTTCCTCCCGTCATGCTGTCAATCTGGCTTTGCAGGCGTTCGTTCTCCTTGTGCAGGCGGTCTTGCTCGGCCTTATTGGCTCCATGCCACGCCTGGGAGTTCTTGTTCATCTGGTCTTGCAAATCCTTGATGCTTGCCATTTCGTCCTCCTTTCCAGCTTGTTCAGCTCAATAGGTTTAAGCGCTCCAGTACGACGGCCAGCTCCTGCCGGGTCATATTATCGCGGGGCCGGGTGCCGTCCAGTACGCCCTTGTCCCTGGCCTTTTCCCACGCCTCAGCGGCCCAAACGTCCGGGGTGTCCTCCGCATAATCTGTCCCCGGTTCGGCCTGCCACGCCACGCCCAGGAACTCACAGATGCCCTTTGCGGTGGCCTCGGCCAGTTTGTCCCGGTACTTGGTATCTTTGAGATACTCCACGTCGGTCTTATTGGTATGGAAGCCGTACTCAATCAGGCAAGCGGAGGCGTCAGTCTTGGCGAGCACGGTCAATTCGATGTTGTGTTTGATAGGCTCACTTCTCAAAGCCACCCCGGCGGCGTGGAACGCGTTGACCAGCTTGGAGGCCAGCACATTGCGCTGTGCCGTCATGGGCCCGGCGCTGGTGTAGATTTCAAGCCCAGATCCGCTCGACCATCCTTTCCCCTGTCCAGCATTGGTGTGGATGCTCACAAAGCAATCCGGCTTTGCCTTGTTGCTGATGTTGGCCCGCTCCGTCAGGCTGGGGTAATTGTCCGCGGTCTTGGTGAGCACCACGCCCACCCCCTTGGCCTCCAGCAGCGGCTTGACACGCTGGGCCATGTCCCAGGTAAACTCCCACTCTTTGTAGGTGCCGTCCGGGGATCCGTTGACATTGCCCGGCCCGTGTCCGGGGTCGAGGCATACAGTATGCTTGCTCATAGGCTTGTCCTCCTCTTCCGGCGGTGTCTGCTCCGCCTGCTTGAGATACACGCAAATCCAGTTGTGCACCTTGCGGCTAGCGGTGATGCGCTCTCCGCCAAAGTCACACTGGCTGGAGCCGCCCCCATCCAGCATAACGGCAGAGGCCCAGCCCAGCCCGGCCAACTCGTCCCGCAGAGTTTCCGGCGTGGCTGCGTCTCCGGTCCCATCGCCAGAGCAATAGAGGGCCAGACTGCCACCACGCAGGCCAATGGCGCTGCGCCCCCTCTTGCCTCCCTGGGCTGATCCGTAGGAGGGCTTATCCACCGGCTTACCGGAGGTAACGAGGGCGGTCACAGCGATAAAGTTGGCCGCTCCCCCGTACTCGGAGGTCATGCGGATGTCCGGGCCTTTGTCCCAGGCGTAGCCCATCGGACGCCAGGGCGTGCCGGAGAGCATCGCCCCGCCCACCTTAAGCAGCGGGCAGGGGGTGCCGTCTGGGTTCCACATGCCGCCATTGAGCACGTAATGAGCCTTTGTTTCAGCCTTGACCTGAGAGAGCGTCTTGCGGCAGTTGGTGACTCTCAGCTCAATCCGCTCCACGGACGAGAGCGGGATGTATGTAATGAGCTTACTCATTTGATTCACATCCTTTTATCCAGCGATCCCGCTGTTGATTACTGTTCCGGGGCCAGTAGCCCGGCCAGCTCCTGGTACTCCTCCGGGGTGAGCCGGTCGGCGGCGAGATAGACATCCATCTTGTCCTGGAGGCCGTCGGTGCGGCCCCGGTCAATAAGCAGCTTGCAGAGGTTGTATACGGTTGTCATGGCGTCTCCTTTCTCATGTGGCAGCGGTGGTAGTCAGCTCCAGCATACACAGCCGCGCCTCGTGCTCGGACAGCATGTCCAGAGTGATGTCCTCTGCGAGGGGCGGCTGGGGTTCCGGCTCCGGCTCTGGGGGCCGCTCCGTGGGCGTGACACCCACCAGCTTGCCCTCCTCAATCTGGAGGTTACACCAGCCATAGGTCGCCCACACCGTGTCATGGAGGTGGGCGGGCACCTCTATGTAGCCCTCCAGCCAGCAGGCGCGCCGCCCGCTCTGGCTCTGGATCGGGTGCTGGCCGGTCTCCAGCGGGTCAATTTGGATGATGGTCATATTTAATTCACCTCTTATTTCTAAACTATGGCGTAGTAGTGATATACAGTTCCAGATTGGTTAAATTGCACACTTTCTGCACCAGACGGGCTAAGGTCATAATACCAACTAAAAGTTTTTCCATCCGTCGATTTTTTACCGTAAGTATCTCTTGGATTATAATTGTAGCCCATGCCAAAACCAAAGCCGCTTGTATACTCAGTAGGGATAATACTGCTTGGAATAATATTACAAATATCAGAATCGCTGATACTTGTATACGAATCCGTATGTTGAATACCATAAATACAGAGTAGTTTAAAGGGTTCGGCTAAGGTTATATGATTAGGGTTACTCGCCCCGTGGGTCCCCGTCCCCACATAGCTCCCCAAAATAACCCTCGACCCCGCGTGCTCGTCCACGTACTGCTTATTTGCGGCACTATTGGATGCCGTTGGCGCGGACAACCCTATCAGCTCAACTGTTCCGCCAATCGAGCCGCCACTGGACCCGCCGGAAGCATTAGCCACCAATTCAAGCCGACTTGCAGATGAGGGAGATAGTTCTATCGAATTGCTGCCATAGCCAAATTCAATCCCTGATCTAATTTCGAGAACGCCCTCAACTGTTCCTCCGCTCAGCGGCAGGAATGGAGCACTTTGCATACCAGCCAGAGCGGTGTTAAACTCCTCTTCGGTTCCGGTATATCCTTTCTCTTTTGCCGCCTGATAGGCGGACTTTCCAGGTGCACCATCCTTGCCGTCTGCCCCTGGAGCTCCGTCTTTGCCGGGCAGTCCCACCCCGGCAACTTTTTTGCCGTTTATAATTAATGCCATGTGCTACTATGCCGCCTCCTCACAAAATCGCAGTGTAGTGATAAGTTATACCATTGCCATTTAATTGCGCATATTGAGTATAGCTGGCATCGCTTGAACTAGGACTTGTCCACCAAGATACTTCATTGCCAGACCATGTTATGGTCGCATCATTCGTGTTTTTTGCACTTGATGCGTATGTCATACCTAACGTTGATACATAGTCACTTACGCCTGAATACATGACCGCCATTCCGTTACGCACAAAGGAATTATTGGATTCTCTTAAAGCGCCCGAAATAAAGATAACTTTTGGCTGAGATGGGAACACGAGTCTATTCCGGTTGCCAGAACCATATGTCCCCGTCCCAACATAACTGCCCGTAACTATTTTTGTGCCTACAGGCCTTTCCTTGCTCCAAACCTGGAGCACCCCGGCCAGCACACCCGCACCGTACACGCCGGGGCTGGTGATGACCTGTCCCTCCGTCACCCAGTCCGCCGCCACGGTGCCGGAGTAGATGACCTTGATGCTCTGCCCGGCTGTGCCGCCCTGGAGGGCGATAGCGTCCTGGCTCCCGTCCACAAAGCTGCCCGCGATCTGGTTGCCGGAGACGGTCAAGGTGGTAACGGTTCCGTAATTCGAGTTTCCGATATCCTCATAGGCCGCCAGCAGGCGTTTATTCGAAACAGCGGTGAGTGCAAAAGCTATCGCCGTGCTTCGAGCAAAGTCAAATTCCGTTCCCATATCCAAAGCATTTCCGTTGACCGTGAGGACAACTGCTTTAGATTCTTGGGCGTATGCGGTGATAAAAACCGCCTGATTGTCCGAAATTGCAGCAATCGCTCCGGTCTGGCTGGTCGTAATTGCATTGCCGTTGTGCAACACCGTGATTTGGTTGCCGGTCACTCCAAGCAAACAGAGTTTGGTGTCGTTATAGTACCCTGTTGCGATGACCTTCTCCCCCACCGTGCAGCATCGTATGTCATAGCCAACTTGATCGCAAAATGTCACCACCTCGCCCCACGACACAACATTGGAGCCGTTAATGGCAGCAACAACAGCCTTACCTTTGGAATTGTCGTTTTGGTCCGCGAAACAAATACATACACGTTCCTCGCTTATAGCTGCCGCGGAAATATAACTTTGGGACTCCCCTGTAACATCTCTTGTATATACACTCCCGAGACTGGAGGAAGACAGCGTATACACACGTACTCTCAGTTTGCTTGAGCCAGCGATGATAGCTTTGTAGACAACCGCTACCCGGCCATTGGGGAGCGTAGCGAATGCATAGTATCCGTTAAATGCAGCATCTACTCCAAAACTATCTTTAAAAGAAATGCTTTTGCCCGAAACCGTACCAACCATTATATCGAGTCGACCACTCAGTACAAACCCTACCAGAATGTGAGTGTCATCAAGGCGGGCCGCAGCTATGTTCTCCATGTCCATTCCAAGGTTTTGACCCTTTAAGACGATACCCCCATTATCGTCCAAAATATTGGCATACATCGTCCCACCTCTGCTGTTCATGTAGATCTGCACATTGATGTCTTTTGACAGGTGCACCATCTGCAATTCTGCATAGGCGGTTTTATTAACGACTGTGTTCACGTTGGGTACCGCTGTAACTGTCTTTTGGAGCTGCCCCTCCACCACATCCACCACGTCGCCCGCTTGGATGCTCTGGCCCGCTGCGATGGGGTAGGTGCCCTTGACCGCGCGGTAGGCCTCCACCTGTTCGTCCACATACTGCTTGTTGGCGGCGTGGTTTTCGCTGGTCGGCAGCCCGCTTAAAGTGAGCGGACCCGTCATTGTCCCGCCAGTCAAAGGCAGATACTCGCCTCCGCCCTTCCCCGCCAGCTCGTCGATAGCCTCTTGTACGTTGGTAGCCTCCAGTCCGCTACCCGTATTGCTGTAGCCCACCTGTTCGGCGGAGATGCCGCCGCCCTCTCCGTCTTCTGTCACCTCAATGGTGTAGGGGCCGTCGCCCAGGCTCTCCCCCATCTGCATTGTGCCGCCGCCGGGAACAGTGACGGCATTTTCGGCATTCGGGGCATCTCCCCATTCGGTTCCGTCTTCTGTTTTGGTAAGAACCTGGCCCGCCTTGCCGCCGTTCGGCTCGGCCACGGCCCCTACCATTTTCGCGGTATAGTCTCCCTCGGCGGGAACCACGGCTCCGCTGCGTCCGTTGAAGGTCGTCACGCCGCCGCCTGCCGCGCCCTGCGCTACACCCGCCCAGTATTTGGCGTTATTGGTATTCTCACCCTCCCGGATTCCAGTGCCACCCTCGGTCCAGCTTTGAGAGAGTGTAGCGCTGGCCTCCGCCGCGTTCTTCGCCGCCAGCGCCTGGGCCGCATTGCTCTGTGCGCTCTCCGCACTGGCCGCCGCTGCCCCTGCGCTCTGCGCGGCCTGGGATGCGCTGCCGGATGCCGCTCCGGCGCTCTGTGCAGACTGGGACGCACTCCCGGACGCCGCCGTCTCGCTCCCTTTCGCGTTGGTTTCGCTGGCCTTGGCCGCCTGGGCGGAGGCCGCCGCCGCATCGGCGTTGGCCTTGCTGGTGGCGTTGTACTGCTCCAGCTTCTGTGTAACCTCCAAAGTAAAGCGATCCGGGCCGATGGAGGCGGGGCGGATGGAGGCCGTCACCGTTTTATTGTTCCCGCTCCCGTCTACGGAAAAGGCCACCTCGGCGGAGTTCTGGAAGGTGTAGGTGTCGATCAGCTTGGAAACATCCGTCTTGGTCTGGCTGCCATCCACGTTGGTGATTACCAGATAGGTGCCGCCCTGCTCGTCCACCAGGGCCATGGTGGCAGGCACCTTCTCCAGCGCCGTGTCGAAGGTCTCCTTGGAGCCGTCCTTCTTGGTGACGGTAATCACTCCGGTGGTCAGATCCACATGCACGGTCTCCACCAGGTTTTCCGTCTCCTGGCCCACGTAGCTGTTTGTCTCAGACTTAGTATAGCGGTCGGTCAGCGCGTCGTTGAAGGCGTCCAGCACCTCCTGCACCGTCTCGCCGGGGAAGTCATCCACCGCCGCGCCAATGTTGGACGCGCCGCCGGTGCCGCCGTCCCCGGTAATGGCGGGGATCAGCGTCCCGTTGATGTACTCTTTGAGCCAGATAGCCGCCTGATCGAATCGCTTTTTCAGCTCCTCCGGGGTAAGGCCCTGTACGTCGTTGGGTTCGTCGTCCAGCTTCTGGATGATCTCAATGTCCTTTTCAAAAGGTGTGATTGCCACAAAAGCACCTCATTTCACGTTTCCGGTGTAGCGCACCTGCAAATCCACGGAAAGCACGGTCGCCGTGGCGGAGGCAGACTTGCTGCGGATAATGAGCTTGTAGTAGGTTACCTTCTTCACCTTCAGCTTGGAGCGAATGAGCTGCGGCTTCCGGTTGGTGCCGAAACTCCAGTGCTCAAAGCTCATGTTCAGGAAGGTCGCCAGACCGGCGGAGACAATCTTGTCCGGGTACTCCGACTTGACGTTGGACTCCGCCGTCAGCGTCACAATGGCCTGGCTCTCCGGCTTCATGGCTGTCCAGACGGTGGAGGAGTATTTACGCCTCCAATCCAGGTCAAAATCCATGGAACCGCTCTCCCAGTATGCGTTGATGTCCTCAAGGTTGTCATTCCGGTACTCCCTGGAGAACTCCATGATCCGGCCATCTAGCGTCCCGAAATAGAGCGTGCCCTCCACGGCCACCACGGCGTTTACCGGAAGATTGTCGTAAAAGTACCAGGAATTATTTTGGTAGTTGTTGACGATGGCCTGCCCGCCGTAGAAAATGTAATATTCCTGGTTCCACTCGTCGTCAAAGCAAATGGCCTGCGTCAGATCAAACGATCCCAGGGTGGCGGCCACCTTATCAGAGACCCGCTTGGCATTGCGCTCGTCGCGGACGGAGTTGGCCGCCAGTGACCACTCGTAGACCGAACGCCCGTAGACTGTGCGGGCGTTGTTGTCCACCAGCTTTGCCTGGCCCGGTGCCGCGTTTCCGATGGAGCGGTTCAGCGACGAAGTGTAGAACGCCGCCGACACACTGCCGTCCCCCAGGGTAAGGGTGGAGTACGAACAGGAGTAGGCCGAGTCTGTTTTGAAGATCAGTAGGCGGTCATAGTGGCGGATCATAGCGGTAATGGGTGTATTGGCGCTGTCCACCGCCACCGTGTTGTACTGCGGGAAATACTCTGCCGACGCCTGCCCGTTCTCGTCCAGGCCGGAGAAAATCGCCTCGTTGGTGCCGTCTCCATACAAGAATGCCCGGCTGTCCGATTCGCCGTTGTAGAGCTCTGCAAACCGCATTCCGGTTACCTTGGCCCGCTCTCCCGTGCCCTTCCGCCATATAAAGGTAATTGTGTTAACACCCTTTGGCGGCGCAGAGTCGAAGGTCACCTTTCCCTTTTCCAGGTCTGCCGTATACTTGATCTCGGTGCCCTCCACCGAGATGACCTCGTCCAGCTTGTTCTCAGGGAGCTGGAACTCCTTGGCCTCGCCATCCGGGGAATACTCCGCCCTCTTCTTCCCTGTCAGCAGATTCATCGGCTCCAGAAGCGTGCCGCCGCCGGTGGGCGGGGCCGCAGTAGTGACAATGGGTATGTATCCCTCCACCGCCGCCGGGGCCCCCTCACCGTCCCAGGAATAGTATTCCGTGCCGGTGAGGATGTAGAGCTTATCGGAAAAGCCAAACATGGAGGTCTGGCTGTCGTGGATGGCCCCCTTGTCCGCCGCCGTGCGCTCCTCCAGATCCAAGTCCCACAGGTGTCCGCCGCAGGCCGCCAGAACATGGTGCTTCCCCGCGATGTAGCCGCTCCACATCCCTCGGACCGGGTTCCCGGAGGACAGTTCCGCCAAGAGGCCGTAGCCGGGCCTGATTTGCAGATGGTTTTCGGCGGTAATGCGGAAATTGCGCATCTCGGCGGCCTCTCCCATTTTCATGTGTGTGTCGCCGTCGGGAGACTCGTTCAGGCCAAGCCACTTCTTAATCTGATAGATTTTGGTCTCACTGGTGCTGACAATGTTCGCCACGTCACCACCTCCCGAAGCATCCGTACTCAATCCCGCCGTACATGGTCTCGATGTCCTCCGCCTGCGCCGGAATCGCACTGCGGTACTCCTCCAGCAGCTCGTCATACCTCTGGTTGAAGTAGGCGGCCACGTCCGGATTTTCATCCAGAAGCAGATGGGCCGCCAGCCCATAGGGAAGAACGCCCTGGCAAATACCGTCGTCCAGCCCGATCGGGGTGTCAAAGTCCGCAATCTCCGGGCAGATAGGCCGCTTGCCCGGCTCCGTCACCCGGTAGGTATCCGAGGCCGGAAAGCACTCTACCCGCAGTATGTTGAGAATGGGGATTGTGCGGTTTTTATACTCGCGGGTATCCGCCGTGTCGGTGGCACCAGTGGACTCGTTCACCTCGTCCATCAGGTTCATGGCCTTTTCAAAAATCCATTGGGCGGTCGTTGCCACGCCGTTCTTCCTCCTCTCTGTTGGCAGTCGGGCGGGGCTGAAGCCCCGCCCGGGCCCTTTCTGCTTAACCGCCGGCGCCTACCACGGTGTAGCTGGCCACCGCGGAGGGGAACTTGCCGGTCTCCACGTCCACGGCCTTGACCACAACGCCCTTCTCCGCGCTGAACGTGTTGGAATACACCTGCGCCGTAGCGGAATAGCGGGGGTCGGTGCCGTCCACGGTGTACTTGCAGGTGCCCTTCTTGGTGATGGTCACAGTGCCGGTGGTGTCCTTAATGGTGGGAGCCGCCGTCACACTGCCAGATGCTCCGGCCACGTACAGTCCGTTGGCCTTGGTACCCAGCACGAAGGAGTCGTGATAGATGCGCCCCTCCAGCAGATTGCCGCCGATGCCGGGCGGATCCTGGTGGATCTTCATGTCGTTCAGCTTCACCGGGTCTACCGTGGAGCCCTTGTACTTCACCAGGAAGTACACCCCGGCGGGCAGATAGGAGGCGGGCACCCGCTTGACTACCATATTGTCAATCTCTCCCACCTCGCCCTTGCTGACGGACTTCTTGCCCAGGGCCTCGATGGAGATGAACTGGTCAGACAGGGCCAGCAGCTTGAAATACTCGTTGGGGATGTAGAGGGTGCGGTTGCTCCAGGGAACCAGCCGGTCGGACATGGCCGCGCCAGCGTCGAAGATCGCGTCCACAATGTCGCCCTTGGTCGGCGCAGCAGACAGGCCCTCAATAATACCCGCATTGGTGCACCACTCGCGGAAGCGGTACTTGTCCACATAGGGAATGACCTGCTGCTCAATCTGCCGCTTGGCGGCGCGGGTGGCTCCCTTGATGTTGTACTGGTCGGACTGGTTGCCCTTGTCGATGGTGAACGTCCAGGACTTCTCGTCCCGCATGGTCATCTCCTGGACGGTATCACCCAGCTCCACGGGGGTGCCGTACCGGTTGGAACCGGTGCGCTGGTAGTCCACCAGGGGCACGGTGTCCACGCTCCACACCCGCACCGTGCGGGTGCCGGAGAAGGAGTAGTCGTGGCCGGTGGCGCTGTCGGTCAGAGAGTCCTGCTTGAATGCCTCGGCTACCTTCTTGGAGAAGGCTTCCGCTAAATTGATTGCCATAATACTTCCTTTCCGCCCTCACCGAACCGGGCGGAGGGATGGGCCTCACCGTCTCCGGTTCGGCCTCTTGGGCTCTTTTCCTTAATCTGCCTCGTCCCAGTATTTGGAGATGAGGCCGGCGTTGTCGTCTGCGGTGTCCCCGCCCAGGCTGCCGGGGGTCTTGTCCCGGTTGGCCTTGTTCTGCCGCTCAGCGGCCAGCTCGGCCTGGAGGCGCTTGTTCTCCCAGCGGGTGTACGCATTTGTGAGCGTGTCGCCCCCGCGCACCGCGCCCCACACCTCGGGCGGAATGCTCTTGGGATCTACGTCGGGGTATGACTGATAAAACGCCTCAATGTCCTGCCTCCGGGCCTGGGCCTGCTGCTGAGCATGCTTCAGAACGCTGTTTTGCTGGTCTTGATACGCCTGGATTTCGGCCCGCTGCCGCGCAAGGTCAGCCCGTTCCTTTTCCATGCTCACCCTGGCCGCCGCGTCCTGCTCGTTCATGCCGGTTGCGATGAGCTCCTGCTTTCTGCAATAGTCCAGGTAATCGCCAACCGACATACCGTTGCGCTGGGCGTAGGATTTCACCAGCTCCAGGGCGGGATCCGCTTCCTGTCGGTACTGCCGGAGCTGGTCTCGCTCCTGCCGCACATGGTCGTAGTCCCACCCCTTCTGCGCCATGGCGACCAGCTCGTCACGGGTCACCTGGCGGGTCTCGTCCCGGTTCTTGAGGGTAAACAGCTCCGGCTGCGCTACCGGCGCATCCGGCGCTTTTGGTTCCGCAGGAGGGGTTTCCTCGCCGCCCTTCGGCTGGTCTGCCGCAGCCGCCGCCTCCGTCCCCTCTGCTTCGCCCGCCGTGTCCTCCGCGCTCCAGGCGGATTCAATGTCGCCCTGCACGGTCTCCATGGTCTCGTCCATATTGCTTCGCTCCTTCCCGCCCTGGTCTGGGCGGCTTTTATTTGGTCACGGCTGGTCCGCCGCTATACCCGTATCTGGGAGAGGTCCATTCCCTCCATGCCGGTCTGATTGATGGCCCTCTGTAGGTTCCCGTAGCCGGAACCCGCCGCCAGGTCGATTGTGTTACCCTGCCCAGCCTGTACGGCTCCCGTCTGCCCCTGCATGGCTGGCTGAACCATCCCCATCCGCTCCCGCAGGGTCTGAATCAGCTCCTGCTGGTTGGAGATGTAGCCGTTGGGCACCCGCTCCAGGTAGTCCACCACGTTAATCTGGCCGTTCATCAGGAGATTGTCCAGGGTCTGCATCTGCGCAATCTCACTCCAGTAGGCCGAGCCGCCCACGTCCAGCTTAATGGACAACGGCACCTGGTTGAGCAGGGAGAAGTCAAACTCCGTGGGCCGCGGCTTGTCGTCCGGCACCTGCCCCAGGTAGAGCATCTCCTGCTTCTCTTCCTCGGTTGGTTTCAAGTCCACATAGCGAACCCCATAGTAGGCCCGCATCTGATCCAGCCAGATACGCCCCAAATCCTCAACGCACTGGAAGAAATTCTGCTTGGTTAGCTCCATGGGCACCGAGGAGGCTTTCTGCAAGGCGATGATGGCGGAGGTGTTGTCCGGCCTGGTATCGCCCAGGGCCGCGTCTGTGGCCCCCATAAACTCCTTGGTTAGGGAGATGGCAAGCTCGATAAACTGGCTCACCTGGGGCGAGATGGCCGCCGGGTCGATGGCACGGGCCACGTTGGTCACGTCTCCGCCGTTGACCGGGATGGCCTTCCCCACCCCGGAGTCCCACCGGGAAATCCGGGTCTTGTCGTACACAATCTTCGGATAGGCGGTGGTCATGAGGGAGATCATCGTCATGGCAAACATCTTGTTCACGAAGATCTGGTTGGGAATCAGCCCGGTCACCGCCGCCTGTCCGTGATAGCAGTTCTGCACGTAGTCCCAATTCATCCAAACGATGGGATAGAGCTGCATCCCCGTGTCCCACTGGCTGCGCACCACCGCGTCCTTGGTGGTCTTGATGGCGCGTACCGTTCCCCCATCTTTCCAGAAGCGGGTGATGGTGGTCACCTTTCCGTCGGTCATAGCGTCAAAGCGGTCGCCGGTCTCGTCGCAGTCCGATAGGATGTCCTCCGCCGCGCCGCCCTGCGCCCTGGCCTGCTCCTTTACCTCGTCCAGCAGCTCCCGGCGGGAGATCAGAAGATAGGGCTGGCTCTGCACATCCCGGTTTGTGGGGTTACCGAAGGACACGCGGGTATTTTCCAAAATTTCTGTGCGGATGGTGCCCTTCGCCGTCTGCCCGGTCTCCGCATCGGGGTCAAACCAAACGTAAATGCAGGCGTCTCCGTCTACTGCGGCGTTGCGCATGAACTCGCGGGTCTGTTTCCCTAGCTTATTTTGCTCAAACAGGGCCTCAAACTGGGCGTTGACCACATCCGTCAGCTGTTCCAGATCCCCCAGGGCCGCCATGCCGGAGGAGGACAGAGGCGACGCCGCCATTTTGAGATTATCCGTGGCTGTAGAGGCCACCACATAGAGGATGATCCGCTTGATGAAGTTGAACACGGGGGTAGGAAGGCCGTTGGACTGCACTCCCTCCCACTGCTTCCCGATGTAAAAGTTCTCGTTGGCCCGCACATTGTCATACAGATTGAGCCCGGCCTTGAAGTTGCAGGCCGTCTCGTACTCGTTCCACACGGACTCGGGGGTGATTTCCTTCTTTGCCATCACTCACCCTCCCGCCGGGGCGGCCACTGATAGCCCATGATATTGTCAATGCCCTCCTGCAACAGCCGCTCCGCCTGGCGTGCGTCCTCCTCCGCCTTCGGGTCGGCCCCCGTGGCCGCATGTCCCAGCTCCACGTGCACCTCCGGCGCGGGCGGTTCCCGCTCCAGCCGTTTCTCCAGAGCCTCCAGGCGGGCCTCCAGCCGCCCCACGTGCAGGGCAAGCGAAATCAGCTTGTTCATGTCCTTATCCTCCGTAGCTCAGATATCCGTCGGCGGCCTCTCCGCCGGTCATGTAGTCGTCGTACTCCTCCACATAGTCCACATCGTCCCGCTCCGGCCGCACCGGCTCCAGCCGTGCCCCCATCGTCCGGTAGATCAGCCCATAGCGCAGGGCGTCGGGACTGTGGGTAATCTCGTGGGGCTCTTTGGCGCAGTCCGAGGGGTTCTTTTCGTCGTGCTGGAGGGCGGGCAAATCCCGGATCATCCGAGGGCAGTCCTCGGTGAAGAGCATCCCCGGGCGTCCGTCCGGTCGCTCCTTCAGGAACTCCTTCACCACCATCCAGCCCTGCACCCGCTGGCTGGAGGCCCGGACAATCCCGATGCCGTTCTCCATGAAAATCTCGGCCATGGTGCGCCCCGTGTCCTTCTGGGTGCTCCACATGTCCGGCGGGGCAACAGTAAACTGAATCTGCTCCTCCGGCGGGGTCAGCCGACGCATGGCCGCCGCTGCCTCGGACACAATCAGGCCGCTCTCGCAATACTCCCGGTACACCCACACCCGGTCGTCAAAGTCAATGGCAAACCAGTAACAGGCGAACATATCAAGTCCGTAGTCAAACGCCCGGTAGCGGGGCCACTCCGTCGGCACAATAAAGGGCTTCACTACGTGCCGCTCCCGCCGGAACTCGCTGAAATACTGTCCGGCCATGGCATCCCAGTCGCCGTAGCGGTGTGCTGCCCGGATGTCCTCGGGAAGCGTGTCTAGCATCTGGATGTACTCCGGGGACGCTTTCAGCAGCTCCTTGTTGTCCTCCACCGTGGCTGGGATGAAGGAGTAATCCCGTCCGCTCTCGACGCCCTCATACTCTCGTGTGACAAACAGCCGCTTCACCCACTGATGCCCGACGCCGCCGGGGTTACAGGTCAAATAGAAGTGCTTCGGAATCTCGTTGACGCCACGGAGCGTCGCGCCCATGGTGCGGAACTCATACTCGGTGAAGTGGGTGGCCTCGTCCATGAAAATCCAGTCGTATTCCTGACCCTGGTACTCCGTGATAGCCGCTGCGCTCTGCAAGTGGCCGAACTTCACGGTGGAACCGTTGGCAAAGAACAGCATTCGCATGGTGCCGTTGTAGGTGGCAATCAGGTCGCCGCAAGGCCGCCCGTCCATCGTAGCGGAGTTAACCAGTTTGTTCATGGGCTGGATGATAGTCTGCTCCAGCTCCGGGTAGGTACGCCGCAGAATCAGAATCTTGATGCCCGGATACTGCAAGGCCCCCCGGATGCAGGCCCGGATCAGCACGTGGGTCTTACCGCCGCCCCGCGCGCCGCCGTAAGCCGTGTACCGGGTCTTGCTCTCTATGAACTGCCACTGCTTGGGATACAGCTCCCCCAGCTCCAGCTTGATTTCCCCCGTGGGCTGATTCGGTTTCCGCCTTGCCACAACCTACCTCCAGACAAACGAAAAGAGGCCAACCGCCGAGTTTTCCTCGGTAGTTGGCCTCTAGGGCTCTTTCAATATCACCGGATGGGATGCCTTGCACTTGGGGCAGTAGGGAGCCACCCCGCTCCCGTGGGCACCCTTCTCCAGCGCCCCGATCTTGGCCCAGGTCACCGGACACAATACCCATCCGCCCTGAACCACAGCTCTCTGTTTTGAAATTTTCGGGTCTGCCATGAAAACATCCCCACCCCCTGTTTTGTAGTACCC